TACAGATATTTGAAGCAAACACTACAGAACAGATAGGTGAATGGAAGCATAACAAAACAGAGATTCCACAACAAATTAAATTATTAGCAGATATCAACAAATATATCGTTGAGTGTACTGGTGAACCCAATAACCTATATTATAGCCTAGAAAATAACAGTATAGGAGAAGCGGCGATTATTTCTTTAAATGAGTTCGGAGAAAGTAATATTCCAGGTATCTTTTTCAGCGAATATGGTAAAAAAAGAAAAGGGTTTAATACTTCTCATAAGGTAAAACTAACTGCCTGCGCAAAATTTAAAACACTATTAGAAAGTAAAAAAATGAAATTACACAGTCGTTCACTTATTTCAGAACTAAAAACGTTCGTAGCGTTAGGCGGCAGTTATAGTGCTAAAGTAGGAGAAACTGACGATTTAGTGATGGCCACGCTACTTGTCACACGAATGCTACAACAACTAACAGACTTTCATTACGACTTAGAGACTCAGATGCGTGACCACGATGAAGTTATACCCCCTTTACCGTTTTTTGCCGTCCTAAGTTAAAAATTTGAATAAATAATATTATGGCTATAAGTTTAGAAAGAAAAATGGCAGAGTTATATGATGAGTTGCATAATCGCGGTTATGAACCATATGCTCTGGACCGAACAGGAAAAAAGACATTAGATCCAGAAAAAGCATTAACTATTGGATTTACTTTACGTGATGAAAATGACCTCAAGTCTGATCCTGCTTATGTTTCAATGGATAAAAAACCCAGAAAAGATATCATAACTACTACTATCTGGGTAGATGGAGAGGTAGTTAAAAGCCCAGAATTTCAAATGTTTCATAAGTTTATTAAACCCTGGGTTTTAAATAAAGTAGGTGAGATGGAAATAAGAAAGTCAGATCATTTTCAATTTGATATGCAAAAAAGGGCGAGAAACAAAATGCAACAAGAAAAAGATAACATTAGTGAAGGATACTATCCTTTAGGTAAAAAGACAAGTTTCAGCGATAATGTTCCAACAGTTAAAATTATTATTGAACATAATCGCAATATTGAAGAAGGTGAACAAAGATTTCGCAATGTTCACAGAATATTTGTTGAAAACCTTTCCGGTGAACGTTTCTTATTACCAACTAATCGCCCAGGTCTTGCAAGAGTATATGCCCGTCATATCGCAGAAGGTGGCACACCATATGACGATAAGGCAAAACATATCACATCTTTAGTTGAAGAATATACAAAAATGGCTGGATTTGTCCGTGCGACAAAAAATAATAGTCAATTCAACGAATCAACACAGCGTTTGATTAATGAAGGCGTGCTGCACTATAATAACCTACGCGAAACATTGAGTCGCATGACTACTCATCGCGGGTATGTAAAGTATTTTGAAAGTTACACCCCTGTACTAAATGAAGAAAATGATGAAGGTAATAACTTAAACGAATTATTTGTACAAGAAACACTAGACCCACGTATTGAAAGTGTATTACCGATATTAAATCGTTTGTCAAAGAACTTAACTGAAATGAATGAAGTTAAAGAATTAGACGAATGGGCACAAAGTTTAATTGAAGGTGGTGACGGCGGAGAAGCAAGCGAAGAGACTGACGGCGACACACCAGGTGATGCCGGAGAAGGCGGTGCAGAAGATGTTACACCAACTAATGAACAAACTATACAACACAGATTTATTGACCAAGATGGAAATGAATACGATGAAGTAGAGGTAAAAAAACCTCTCAGCACTAAACGTGAAATACGATATGTGCCAAAACAAAAATCTGAGCCAAAATCTGAGCCAAATTCCGAAAAAAAAGAGCCACCTAAAAAACCACCCACACCTGGACCATATGAAAGATATGCAGAAGCAAATGAGTTAAGTCAAAAAAAAATGGCTAACAGCCAAGAAGTTGCATCAGTTATAGCAGATAGTTTAGGCGGAGAAGAAGGGTTAAGTAGTGATGATATCTATAGTTCAATAGATGAGTATGCCGAATTATTGGCAGAAAAGGGTTATGGAGTCAATACAGATAAAGTCGCACAAATATTGATGGACAAATTAAACATCCATCTTGAAGGAAAAATAGATTCTACTACAGCATCATTAGCAGTACCTGCTGATAAAATGTTAGATGAAGCACCTGGTGCTATGACATTAAAACATAATCAAAACACTGAAAAGTCAAATCTTAAAGCATTTGATTTGGATGAGGGAAGCGGCGATGTTCCTATTGAAAAAATGACCGATGAAGAACTTGCTGACTATTTACAAGTAAGTGTTGGGTTCGTTAAGCGTAATCGTAAAAAGGCTGAACAGGCTGCCAGAGATAAAACAGACGACAATTTGGATGAAGATATTGACAATTTAAATACTGCCCAACAATCTGCACAAATGCAAAAGCAGGGCGGCGAACTCAAAATACCAAAACAAGATTTTGATAGCATGTCACAAGGTTATGCAGTTGACAAAGGCATGCAAAAAGATATCAAAGCATCTACTGACAAAGAAGGTAACATTGATGCTACAAAACTATTGTCAAAAGGTGTTGATAGAATGATGCCTGCTATGGGCGGTGCTGCAAGAGACCTTAATAAAGTTTATTACAGAGACATGCCAGGCAAACTTCAAGCAGATCAAAAACGTAATCCAGAAGAATTTAAAAAGCAGTATGATGCACTTGACCCAGAATCAAAGGCTGAAGTTGATAGACAACTAGCGATAACACCTGCACAAGCCAAAGCAAATTATCAAGCACAGCAAGGTGCAGCGGATAAACAAATGACTGATATGGGTTATACAAAATATGGTTATAACTTACAATCACGCCCAGTCGTGAATCGTGTCAAAAATGCAGGCGCCTGGGTAAAAGACAAATTTAATGAAGAAGAACTAGATGAAAGAGTTGTACCTGGGCAACCATCTTTGGCACAACATATACAATCACAAACAAAACCAGATCCTGCTCCTGAATTGCAACCGGTCAAGATTCAATCAAAAAGACCAGAAGGTGCAAACTGGAGTAAAGAATATCTACAAAAAGCAGCATCAAACGATGGTGGAAGATACATGGTATCTCCCGATAAAGCACAACAATATCTAGATACATTCCACAAAGAAGATGTTGAAGAAGGTCTTTTACATCAAGGCGCAGGTTGGTTAGCCAAGAAGTTAGCATCTTTTGCTGGATACAAGGCACTCAAGCCAGGCACATATATTGTACCTCCTCTAGCACAAGCAGGCGGAAAACCTATCTCATTTTCTATTCGTAGTGGATCAGATTACCCTGTCTTCAATCTACCTCCTGATGAAAAATATAATCCAGAACGAATCCATTCTCATATCAAGGCACATATTCAATCAGGTAACTATGAAACTGCGCCTTCTGCAATGCAACGTGATTATTCACAGAAGACAATGCCTACTGCGCCTTCTGCAATGCAACGTGATTATTCACAGAAGACAATGCCTAAAGAAGAAGTAGAAGAAGATTTAGACGCTAATCAAAAGCGTGTAGGTCAATTAGGCCCAACCGAAAAAGTTAAAAATAATAACATTGGTAAACTAGTTGGCGCAAGCGAAAGTGTTGAATTGGATAGAATAAAAACACTTTCGGGATTAAAGTAATATTTTTTGCACATAGTTCGGTGATATATAATATTGACACAGCATGATATTCGTGTAGAATATCTTGATGTGTTAGTTGTCTCCTAGACAACTCAACATAAAACACATTTAGGCTCAACATAGGCATTTACAACATAGGAGATTATATATGGCAAGTCTAGCAGATATCCGTGCCCGTATCGCGGCACAAGAAAGTAAGAAATCAGGTCAGGGTCAACGCACCCAATCAGATAACGCAATCTACCCACACTGGAATATGGAAGAAGGCACTACTGCCACTATCCGTTTTCTTCCAGACAAAGATTCAAGCAATACATTTTTCTGGGTAGAACGACAGATCATCAAGTTGCCGTTTAATGGCGTCAAAGGTGATCCCAACATGAAGCAGGTAGTCGTTCAAGTCCCATGCGTAGAAATGTACGGTGATAACTGTCCTATCTTAGCAGAAGTTCGTCCTTGGTATAAGGATGATACGCTCAAAGATATGGCTAATAAATATTGGAAGAAGCGTAGTTATCTGTTTCAAGGTTTTGTTCGTCAGAATCCGATCGGCAATGACGTAACTCCTGCGAATCCGATTCGTCGTTTCGTCATCAGCCCGCAGATTTTCACAATCATCAAGGCAAGTTTGATGGATCCTGAAATTCAAGAATTGCCAACTGATTATCAGCGTGGTCTTGATTTCAACGTCAAAAAGACTAGCAAGGGTGGTTATGCTGATTATAGCACTAGTAACTGGGCACGCCGTGAAAGCCCGTTGACTGAAGTAGAGCAGGCTGCTATTGAAGCACATGGTCTATTCAATCTTGCTGACTTCTTGCCCAAGAAGCCAAGCGAAAGCGAACTACGTGTCATCAAAGAAATGTTTGAGGCTTCAGTAGATGGTAAGCCTTATGATAATGACAAGTGGGGCGCATACTATCGTCCATATGGTCTTGAGGCTCCTGCAACTA